GTGTGATGCCTCGTTTTTTCTAAATTGTAGTAAAATTAATTTCAAAATCGTCATATATTCAAACTTTAACTATTTCTGAAAATGAATACCGTTCGTAATCATTAATTCTTATATTCCTTTATTATCCTATATAACTCATTGTTTTATTATTATAACAAACTATCTTGAAATAAGACAGTTTTTTGTGGGTAATATTTATGGATTATATTTTTGTTGCTCTTCATTTCATACATGTAGCTATGAACACATTTTTAGGAAAAATAAAAAATAGACAATGAACACTTTGAATTGCGAACATTGTCTATTTTCAACCTTTGATTTTACTGGGATTCTTAGAATTTACCAGCCTTTGCAGCTTCTTCTACAGAAACTGTAGCCCCTTATTTTACTGGCTTTCTAAGTCGTTTTGTTAGTTACCAGTCTGTTACTATTGACACTTTCTACTTATTTGTGCCGCTTAAGCGTGTGTAATGAAGCAGACGATACCAGCCGCCTTTAGTCTCTTTACCGTGGCTTCCGCGTTTTCCTTTTTAGTATAAGCGCCTACCTGTACTTTGTAAAGCCCATTAAGCAGCCTTACGAATACGTCCGTATGTCCGGTCTTCTTAATCTGCTCCGCCATAAGGTTAGCGCCTTCTTTTCTTCTGTAAGCCCCAGCCTGTACCCTGTAGTACTTTTCGGCATCCGCCCCGGCTGCTCCCGCTCCTTGGTTCTCCTGGCTCTCTGTCTTGCCGTCAAACTCTGTAAGCTTATACTGCTCGATAATCTCAATAAGTTTGTTTGCATATTCCGGGTCTGTCGCATATCCAGCAGCCTTAATAGCGTTGCAAGCCTTCTTATAGTCTGTTTCTCCGATTACTTCTTTATAGCGCTTATTTGCCTTCAAAAATGCGCTATGGTCTGTAACGGATTCTTCCCAGCTATCATAAGCGCGGAAAGCTTCGCTTTTCACGGCTACCAGATTTACCCCGTCGTAGCACTCTTTTGTATCTTTGCAATATACTTTACCCTTCCAGGACTTTGTAGCCTTAATTCCGAAAAGGGCTTTACCCTCTGCGGCAAGCCCGGACGTTCCCCAGCCCGTTTCCGTGATAGCCTGGGCGATTGTCAAACTTGCCAGCACTCCGCTTTTCTTCATATCAGCGGACGCAAGCGCGCCCACTGTTTTAATAAAGTTTTTCTGTTCTGTATTCATATCGAAGCCCCCTTATACAGCCGTCAAGCTTGCTACAGCTACCCAACTGTTGATTCCCTTAAGCTTTGCTTCCTGTACTCCTTTATTTGTCTGTACCTTGTCTACCGTGTGTCTTTTGCCGCCTAACTGTGCCGCCGGGACTGCTTTTCCTCTGGTCGAAGACAAGCCGCCATATACCGCACCGCTCTTAATCGTAACAATGCTTCCGGCTTTAATTTCCTGTGTTGCCGGGGCTGTTGCCGGGCTGCTTCCCGCTTCCTGGCTGCCTTTCTTTAACCCGAACTGTACAGCGATTGCATTAGCTACGGCTGCTGCAATCTGTGTCTTTTTAGCTGCGTATGCGCTCATATCGTCCTTATCGTCGATAAAGCACACTTCCAGCAGCGCGGAAGATACGCCCGCCGCCTTCGCTCTGTAGATTACTGTAAAATTCGTTCTCTTAACTCCGCGGTTCTTAAAGCCCAGGGCTGCGATACTCTGTACAATCTTCGTTTCTACCCCTACGGTCTTTTCCGCTGTAGTAACGTAGATTTCCGTACCTGTCGTCCGTCCGTTTCCTTTAAGGTCTGCTGCCCCGGAATTAAAATGGACTTCCAGTACATAACCATAGTTTCCGAAGTTAACCGCCAGTTTTCCGGCTTTTGCGTCTTTGTATGCGTTTCTTTCCGTCGGGTATAAATCCACCTGGGCGTATGCGCTCAAAGTCTTCTTAATTTCCTCGACCATGTAAATAGTCTCGTCTGCTTCTTTTCCGAACTGTGATACAGCGCCAGGGTCGCCCGCTCCGTGTCCGCTAATAAGTAAAATCTTCATGTTTCTTATGCTCCCTCTGTGATTTTTCTTAAAATGTCGTCTTCTGTATCTTCATCCGAAACCGTAACCGTATTATACACATAGTCGTATAAGCTGCTGTTGTCTTCCAGCATTTTCTTAAACTTTACTAACGCTTCCTCTAACAGTTCGTCGTATTTTTCTTCTGTTAAAAATAATGTGATAACCGGGAATCTTTCTGTAAGCCAGTCCCATACCATAGCCCTTTTTACCTGTCCGGTCTTCCGCTTTAATTCCTTTTCCGCTTCCGTAACCATATACAGCAGCGCGATTCTTATTTTATCTAACTGCTGCTGCGGCGTAAGCTTCAAAAAGTGTAATACTGCATATACAGTAAGTCCCAGCAATGCAAGCATAATTACAAAAATTACCCAGTTTTCAAGAATCATTTTCAAAGTTTCCATACTTCGCACCTCTAAAAGTTTTGTATTTCCGTTGGTTCTAACGCTTCGTCTATAAGTGCTTCTGTTTTATCTTTCATCTTTTGTATGGTTCTTTCTTTGATTTCTTCCGCCGGGTTTTCTTCTCCCATGTCGATAAGCTTTTTTATCATGCCTAGCTGTATCTTAATGCCATTTTCAAGCTGTACCGCTTTCAAATACCATATTACAGCAGCGCCGAACACGCCCCCGGCTGTCGGAATTATGTAAGTAAATACTTCTGTAGGCTTTTCGTTCCATGAAAATATAAGGGCTACTATGCAAGTGCATACAAATATTGAACCAGTGCTTAAAACTACCTTTTTCTTAAATTCCCGCTTCTTTGCTCTCACTGTGCGCTTAAGCCTTCCAGGTCTTTAATTCTATGGTTTGCTACTTCCTGTTTTTCATCAAGTACCGCCTGGTCTTTTTCTAATTTGTACACCCTTTCTACTACGTTGTTGTGTTTGTCTAATTTTGCTTCGATATAATTAAGTCTGGTCTTAATCGTCCCGTATATCGCGCCGATAGACACCCCGTACACAACTAACTGAATAAGTAAACCTATCCAAAATTCACTACTCAAGCCTTACTAACTCCTTCCTACGGCTCTAACATCCGTTCCAGGTCTTCGCGACCTTCTTTTATGTCTTCTATCATCATTAGTAACTGCTTGTCTTCGTCTTCCATGCTCCTATAGTTCTCTAATTCTTCCAGCAGCAGCCTATTTACTTCTGCCAGGTCTGCTATTATGCTGCTCTGTACCTCTACTACGTCCAGGTCGTAACGTGCTACGTTCGTAGCCTGTACTTCGCCTTCTTCCCTCTGGCTTCTGATTCTGTTAATTATACGGCGTAATACTGCCATTGCCTATTAACTCCTTTTTCTTAATTTCTGCTTCTATTTGCCCTTTAATCTTCATGCGTAGCCTGTAAGTGTCCGCGTGTTTCGCGTGTCCTTCCCAGCTTGCATATTTCATAAGCAATTTTTCTTTTGTTATTTTTCCGCTTCTGTAGGCTTTGATAGTTGCCCTAATATGTTTAGGGCTACGCTTCCTTATCTTCCGGTAATCTTTGTAAATACGATACCCGCAAAAATCAAAGCCGTTCTTAGCGTTGATTATCTGCGTTTTCGGATTTAAGGTAAGCTTAAGTCGCTCGCCTAAAAATGCGTCTATCTTTTGTAACACTTCTACCAGGTGTTCCCGGCTATTGCTAACTATTGCAAAATCATCCATGTAGCGTGTATACTTATCTTCCTTCAATTCATGTTTTACGAAGTTATCTAATTCATTTAATACCAGGTTTGCGAAAAGCTGGCTTAATAAGTTTCCCACTGGAAGCCCGCGCCCGTCTTCCCCGTAGCTGTCGATAATGTAGTAAAGCAGATTCAATAGGTCTTTGTCTTTGAAAATCCCGCTTAATATTTGCTTTAGTACTTCGTGGTCTACACTATTGAAATATTTGTGTATATCCGCTTTTAATATATAAACCTGTTTTCCTTCAAAAGATAGGTTTCTTATGCACTCCTGGGCGTAATCTGCCGCTTTGTGCATACCCTTATCCGTTCTACAGGCGTAGCTATGATAATAAAACCGTCTTTCTACAATCGGTTCTATTTTATTGTTTATCATGTGCTGCGCTACTCTGTCCCTAAATGGTAGCGCGTATATGTCCCGTTTCTTCGGTTCATACACTACAAAGCGCCGGGCTTCCCCTTGTCGGTATGTTCCGGCTTCCAGGTCTGCCACCAGGTCGTATAATTCTTCTTCCAGGTTATCCGTGAACCTTAGCACTTCTTCCCGGTATCTTTTGCACTTTCGCGCCTTTCTGTATGCGTCTTCTGCATTTTCAAAGGTCGCTATATCCTTTATTCCTATGTTACTTCTTTTCATCTTCTGCCGTTTCCGCTTCCGCCCTTCGCTCTCGCTACTAACCGGAAGTGTCCTTTTTTATGTTTGCCTGGTAGTCCCAGGACGGGCTATACGTTCTGACTATATGTAAATAGTCCTTGCTAGTAAGCCGTAGCTTGCTAAGTCTGAAAAGTCCATAAGTCACAGCCGAAGCGCGCGCCAATGTTAGCGTTGACATTCCAGGGGTAATTGTTACAGTTAACAGCGCGGCAGCCAGCGTTAACGCCGTTGTTCCATCTGCCGCCCGCGATAAGGCGAAGCAACGTATAGCCCATATTCCTAATTTTGTACTGATTTAATGAAGCCGCCTAACATTTTTCCTATTTCCGTTAATTTCTTCGCGGCTACTCCGTATGTATGCCCGCTTATGTACTCCTGGTCGTAGGCAATTCTGATATAATACCGTAAAATCACTAATTCTACGTCCGCGTCGTATAAAAGCTTTTTCTTCGTCGTGCTTTTCCCGGCTCTAATGATGTACCGTAAAATATCCATGATACAATTTTTAGTATCTTTCTGTAGCGAAAACTTTTCACTTTTCGGATATTGTCTTAGCACCGGGTATATGTACTTTATAAAATCGTACAGCTTTTCTTGTATCTCTAAATTGCTTTTCATATAATCGCCCTTCCTCTGATTCGCGATTATATCACAGCTATTTTGTTTTGTGTCGCCGTTCCTCATTGTTTCCTATATCCTGGAAATTTACCTTAAATTTTTACCGCGTGTGCGGGCTTCCGCCCGCACAAAACAGATTACAGACTGTCACAGCCGAAGCGCGCGCCAATGTAAGCGTTGACATCCCAGGGGTAATTGCTACAGTGAACAGCGCGGCAGCCAGCGTAAACGCCGTCGCTCCATGCGCCGCCCGCGAGAAGGCGAACAAGTCCGTAAGTTCCTTCTGTGTATGCCTGTCCGTTTCCAGTGCCTAATACGTCCTTCCAGCTCCAGGACTGTGTACCGTCGTATCTGTAGCTTAATTCGTCCAGCCATTCCCACACATTACCTACGCAATCTACGCAACCGATAGCAGATACAGCATTAACTACTTTACCTGTCGTAGTTCTGGCGGTATTCGTTGTAGCCGCCCAGGCGTTCGTATTATTGCCGTCTGCTCCCTGTGGGCTGCCGTATGCTGCTTGCTGCCATTCCGAATAAGATAACAAGCGCTTACCGGATTTTAAGCCCAGGTCGATAAAGTCATAGCTGTTATGTCCTTCCGTTCCTGTAAGCGGTGTTGTATTGTACGCTGATTTCACGCCGCCTACTCCATTGCTGGACGCTAAGTAAATATCCACCCACAAGCCGCCGCCAGCGTATACCATGCCTTCCGGGCTGCATTTCGGGCGGTGCTTTAACGTCCATACAGAACGTGGAACGATACCGGACGCTACATTGGATTCCCAGCCGCTGCCTTTCTCCGCTCCGGCAGTATTGATAGGAATAAGCTTACTGCTTACCTGTCTAACCCTTCCATAATGGAAGCCGCCGATTTTACGGCTTGTCTCTGCATTGTAGCCGTCCGGGTATGTGCTGTTAAGACTGATTTTGTATACTTCGTCCAGGTCTTCGCTGCCAGGGTCACAAATATAAACATAGTAATCTTTTCCCACCACAAACGCACTACCAGCGTCCAGGTTTCCGGTACTAAGTACTGTAGCGTCCGTTTTGAATACTCCTGTACTTCCGACCGTAACCACACACCCAGCCGTTACCGTAAGTGACGTAAGCCCGGAAGCGGTTAAATATTCCGCCGAAGGTGTTACCAGGTCGCCAATATTTGCCATTTTCGCAACCGTAAGTTTTGCCCGCGGGTCTTTGTTAATAAAATCATTACTTAAAAATCTACTCATATCTTGCTAACACTCCTTTGATACTGTCTAATTCTCCCTGGGTAATTCCCAAAGTGACTAAGATATTTACCGGGCTTTCTACCCCTACTTTTTCTGCTGTTGTTTCCAGGTCGGCGTTAACTCCTATTACCGTCTTCTTTTCCTCTTTTGCTTCTCCCGTGTCTTCTCCCTGGCTCTGCTGCTCAACCGCTACATGCTCTACGCTTTTAATTGTGTATTCCTTGCCTTCACACAATACCTTAGCGCCCTTTTCCGCTTCTGCCAGATAGTTAGTAGTAATGTATCTTTTGTCCTCTGAAATTTCGACCACCGGAACAAAGATATACTTTTCTTCTTCGATTCCGTTAATCACTTCCCTTAACTCTGCTGCTTCCAGTGTGCCAGCCTGTACCATTCCTAACAGGTTATAAATGTCTTTCCCTGTTCCGATTACTTTAGGCATATTCCGCATAATCTCCCGCCTTCCTTATTCCGTTGTTTCGCTTAAGTACCCGCTTCCTAAGTATGATTTATCTAACCACGCTTCTTCCGCAAAATCGTTAAGCTTATCAATATTGTTATAAATGTCCTCTATTAGTCCTTTGTAATTCTGCGCCTGTTCTGCTGCTGCCGTCGCTACCTTTACGGCTTCCTGGCTGGCTGCTGCTGCCGTCGCTTCTTCCTTAACCTGGTTCGCGATTCCTATAGTATCGTTTGCCGTTTTCATAGCTGTAGCAGCTAAAATAGTCGCTTCTTCTACGGTATCTTTTGATTTTTCCACTTCTTGTAATGCGTTTATGATTGCCTTGTACTCTATCGTACTGGCTATCTTATCGCCTACGATTACCGCCGTATCTACCTTTATATTAAAAGTCCAGGAAGCTATATAGCTTTCCTTTTCGTAGACGCTTATAGCGCACTCTGCATATCCGGCGGCGGCTGTCATTTGTTCGGTAATCTCTGCTGTTATCAGATTTTCGACGTAAGTACAATCGTTTAAGATTTCTTCCCCGTCGGACTTCCTACACTCAATCCTTACTATTGCCCCTTCCGGCATTTCGTAAGGTTCGCCGTCATTCAGCAGCACTACTAACAGGTTTCGCGTTTCACTATCAAACTGTTTAACCCTTATAGTCTTTTCTACGCTGTGACGGGCGAAGTCAAATACTAGCCTTCCTACTACCACTTTGCACCGTCCTTACTCGCTCAAATAGCAATTATTTACATAAGACAAGTCTAACCAGGCTTCGCTACTTTGTCCCGCCTGTATGCTTGCATTGTCGTATAGTTCCTTAGTTAATTCGTAATAGTGTTGTGCATTTTCACCCCCGGCTGCTGCCGTTTCCGCCGCTGTCTGGGCTTCCTGTGCCTTCGTACTGGCTGTCCCGGCTGCCGTCTCTGCTTTTCCCTGGGCTGTTTCCGCCGCTCCCCTGGCGCTGGCTGCTGCCTGTGCCTGTTTTGCCGCCGTCCCGGCTGCCGTCTCTGCTTTTCCTTGGGCTGTGGCGGCTGCTGCCTTAGCGTTCTCTGCCGCTCCCCTGGCTGTCTCGGCTTTTCCCTTGGCTGTTTCTGCCGCCGTTCGGGCTGTGGTGGCTGCCTGGGCTTCCTGGGCTGCTGTCCCCGCTGCCGCTTCCGCTTTTCCCTGGGCGCTTTCTGCTGCTGTCTTTGCGCTTTCTGCTGCCTGTGCCTGTTTTGTCGCCGTACCGGC